GGAGACTTCTTCATGGAAGATGGAGAGGACGACGAGGGCGACGAGGACGAAGGCGACGAAGCCGAGTCGGATGGAGAAGCCGACGACGAGGACGAAGAGGACGGCGAGGACGAAGGCGACGAAGCTGACGAGGAAGAGGACGCCGAGTCCGGAGACGAATCTGAGGATGAAGACGAGTCCGAAGATGAGCCGGAAGAAGACGAGGAAGATGACGAGAAAGAAAGGGGGCAACACTTTATCCCCAAGACCCGTTTCGACGCCGTAAACGAACGTCGCAAGGAGGCCGAGCGCCGTCTGGCCGAAATCGAGGCCGCTCAGAAAAAAGCCGAAGACGGCGAAGCTCCGCTCCAGGAGTCGGAGATTGCCGCCCGCATGGAGGAGCTCGACCAGGAGCTGACCGAAGCCATGCTGGAAGGTGATGATGTCAAGATCAAGGAGCTGCGCCAGGAAGAGCGGGCGCTGACCGAGAAGATCTTCGAGTCCCGTCTGAACCGGACTGCTACTCAAATCGAGGAGCGGGCCCGATATAACGCCGTCGTCGACCAGCTGGAGGCGGAGTATCCTCAGCTCAATCCGGATGCAGATGAGTTCGACGAGTCTGCGGTAAGCGAAGTCCTCAAATTGCAGAAGGCCTTCGAGGCCCGAGGGGATTCCCCCACCGCTGCCCTATATGAGGCTGTCAGGTATGCAAACCTTGAGGCTCCGGAGCCGGAGAAACCGTCGCTGCGGGAAAAAGATGCTCCCAAGCCCAAGACGCGTCGCTCGACCAAGACTCCCAAGAAGCGCAATCGCAGAGTGCAGGAATCCCAGCCGCCGTCAAACTCCAGTCGCCGCAGCAGCGAGCGGGCCGGGGTCGTGGACATCCTGTCCATGTCCGACCGGGAATTCGACGCTCTGACTGAAGAAGAGCTGGCCGAGCTTCGAGGTGATACTTTCAGTGGGTAAGGATATTTGCAATCCCTTGAGATTATGTATAATATCTCCCATAACGTCCGCCGGCGACGATACGCCGGCGAGGGGACGCCCTTTAAAAACGGACATTCCGCCCGCTGGCGCGATAGAACAGCAAGGTGAACTTCGACAACAGCAAAGGAGGATGCCGTAATGGCTCTTACTAACTTTGCAGCCTTGACTGACGAACAGCTGACCGTATGGCAGCGAACGACTTGGCGGGCTGCTCGCGAACATATGTTCATCAACCAGTTCCTTGGCTCTGATGAAAACTCAATGATCCAGCGTATCACCGAGCTGACCCGGGATGAGAAGGGCGCTCGCGCCGTTATCACCCTGGTCACCGACCTGGAAGACGATGGTGTAGCAGGCGACCGTTTCCTCGAAGGTAATGAGGAAGCGATGGTCAGCGACGACCAGGTCATCCAGATCGACCAGCTGCGCCATGCGGTGCGGAACAAGGGTCGGATGGCTGACCAGCGCTCAGTGGTCAAGTTCCGGGAGAATGCCCGAAACAACCTGGCCTACTGGCTGGCCAACCGCCACGACCAGCTGGCCTTCCTGACGATGTCCGGGGTTTCCTACGCCAAGACCAACAACGGCGCGAACCGTCCAAAGCAGGAGCTGGCCAACCTGGCCTATGCTGCGGACATCTCGGCCCCTTCGGCCAACCGCCACTATCGGTGGGACGGCAACGCTGGGGGGTTCGAAGCCGGTGATACGAGCGCTATCGACGATAGTGAAGACCAGGTCTCCTATGAGATGATCGTCAAAGCCCGTACCCTGGCTGAAGACAACTACATCCGCCCGCTTCGCACGAAGAATGGCGTGGAGTGGTACAACATCTTCATGACCCCGAAGGGTTTTGAGGCTCTGAAGCTGGATGAGAACTTCCAGAAGGCCTATCGCAGTGCCCGAGAGCGTAGCCCCAACAACCCCCTTTTCCAGGGTGCCAACGTGATTTATTTAGACGGCATGGCGATCTACAAGCATCGCTACGTCTATAACACGACCGGCGCTGCTTCTGGCGAGAAGTGGGGTCAAAGCGGCACCGATGATGGCCAGCGAGTCCTGCTGTGCGGTGCACAGGCTCTGGCTCTGGCTGACCTGGGCGCTCCGTACTGGGTCGAGAAGAAGTTCGACTACGACAACCAGCCGGGCATCAGCGTTGGCAAGATGGGCGGGCTGCTGAAGCCGAAGTTCCATTCCATCTATAACCAGTCGACTGAAGACTTCGGCATCATCGCCATTGATACGGCCCTGTAAGGAGGTAATGAAATGGCTAATCCAACTGATACCTACCAGTGGCCTCTTAACACGGGCCCGGTACGGTTTTCCCTCGAAGACTTCGACGACGGGGCTACCCCTGCTGTCATCAAGCTCCCGCCCGGCGCGATTATCACGCGGGGCCGGGTGGTGGTCCAGACGGCTTTTGACGCCGAGACTACTGCGACCCTTAAAGTGGGCGACGCCGACACGGATGACCGCTATCTGTCCAGCGGCGACATCAGTGACGCTGGCGTAGTGGAGCTGGTCCCGACCGGCCACGTCCATGCCGAGGCCGACGAGCTCATCCTCACCTACGCTTCCACCGGCGACGCTGCCGGAGAGGGCGAAGGCTATATCGAGCTTGAGATCATCGTCCAGGACCGCGTCAACGAGTCTGTTACCTAAAACCTGTAGGCAGGGGGTTCGCGCCCCCTGCCGAACATGGAGACCGCAATGGCTGTGAAAAGCGCAATAATGGTAAGCCCATTCAATATCCGCGTAGCCACTACCAGTGGCCACGTCATCAATTTCAAGGCTGGGGAACCGACTTACGTCGCTGCCTCGGCTGTGACTGAGTGCCGGAAGTACGGCGTCCGGGAGACCCAGCGGGTCAAAGGCACTGATACCGACATTCCCGGAGTAGGCACTCTGGGCGAGATCAAATCTGATGTGTCTTATCCGGACCTCAAGAAGGAAGAGCTCGTCGAGGAAGTAGACTTGGAAGAGCACATCAAGTCCTCGACTGGCGACGATGCCCCCAAGCGGAACGCCCCGACGTACACCGAATCGGAAGTCCGCATCCGGACGGCCATCAACACCATGGTGTCCGAGCCCCACCCTGACGACTTCGCCGCCGATGGCAAGCCGAAGGTGGCCGCGCTTAACCGTTACCTCCAGGATATGACCGCCTCTGCCGGGGCCCGTGACCGGGTCTGGGACAAGATGGTCGACCATGGAGAGATCCCCGAAGAGCACTTCGAGGGCTGAAGATGACGCCTGACGAGCTCAAGGAACGGTTCCGTCGGGATGTAGACGATGTTCGCCTCGATCCGGAGTATGAAGTCGACCTCCTCTTCTCTGAAGATGACGTCGACTACTACCTGGACGAGGCGCACCATCGTTTCGTAGTAGAGACTTACTACCTGTTCGAGAAGCTGACCCTCCCGGTCAGCAAGGGCATTGACCACGTCCACCTCCCCGTGCGTTTCCTTGAGCTGCGTGGGGATACCGTCTATCTGGTTAACGCCGGCTGGGCCCTGTCCCAGGCCGATCACGATTCCAACCGCATCGCCGGCGACGACTACGGCGCTGCGGTCAGTTACCCTCCGGTATTCCGGACCCAGGACGGCACCCCCAGGCTGTTCTCCCTCGACATCGAAGCTGAACGCCTGACGCTGTTCCCCACTCCGGTCGAGGATGACTGCATAGAAATGATGGCCTACATGGCCCCCAGGCCTGTTAGCGAGACGGGCCGATTCGCCATGCGCGACTCGCGCCATATCCGGATGCTGCTCCCCGGCATGAAGGCCCTGGCGTATGCCAAGCAGGATGCCGACGTGTACGACCCCAACCAGGCCGCGCGTTGGGAGGAGCAGTTTCAGCAGGAAATCCTCAAGGCGCAGTCTGAGAGGCTCCGCCGCCGGCGCACCCCGAGTGTTGTACGGTACGGAGGCCTGTGATGGCCGGCCCGCGCTCTCAGGATCTTGCCCTTGAAGGTTTCCCGGACGGCGTGAACAACGTCTTCCGGGAAGACTCCGTCCCCACCTCTCAGCTTCGGTCAGCGCAAAATATCGACTTGCTGCCGGACGGTAAGGTCCGTAGGCGCTCCGGGTATTTGCGGCGCTTGGGGCTCTCGGATGGCCGTTCGGCAGCTTCTTTCCAGGGCCGCATCATCCTGGCCGACGGGGGGGATCTGCTCAAAATCGACCCGACCGACTTCTCCTCGGAGGTGCTCGGCTCCATCCCCTCAAACGTCCGGCCCGACTATACGGAATTGAATGGGGCGCTCTACATCGCCGCAGAAGGCGCTGAAGGCCGCAAGATCAGCCTGGCAGGCCGGTATGAGGCCTGGGCCCCGGAACACCCCCTGGGGCAGCCGGGCTTGGCCGCAGTGGCGGGGCTGGGCAGTCTGCCAGGCGGCACATATCAAATCGCCGTGACTTTTCTCAGGGACGGCGAGGAATCCGGGGCTGCCCGGGCCGAGACCATTCAGCTACCACCCGCCGGTGGAGCCATCCAGCTGTCGAATATCCCCCAGCCCAGCGACCCACATACAAGCGCGGTGCGCATCTACATGACGAACACCGACGGCCAGATTCTGTATCAGGAGCGAGACATCCCGGTTCAGGCCCTGGGCGCGTCGGTGACGATCCAGAGCCTGCCCACCGGCAAGCAGCTGGAGACGCAGTTCATGGAGCCTGTGCCTTCCGGCCAGGCCGTGTCTTCGTACAATGGTCGACTGCTGTCGGCGGTGGGCGAGGTGCTGTATTACTCCCAGGCTCTGCGCTACGGACTGTGCAACATCGCCCAGGACTACTTCCAGTTCGCCTCTCGGATTACCATGATTCAGCCGGTCGCCCACGGCGTGTACGTGGCGACCGAGGCCACCACCTACTTCCTGACCGGCCCGACGCCGGAAGAGTTCCAGCTCAATACGATCGCCGACTACGGGGCCATTGAGGGCACGAATTGCCTGGTTCCCGCCTCCGCTTTCCCGTTCCAGAACATGGAGACCGGGAACGTGGCGGTCTGGTGGTCGAAGTCGGGCGGTATGGTCCTGGGAATGGCCAACGGCCAGATTCAATATATCCGGGACGGAGAGCTCTCTATCCCCGACCATGCAAGAGGGGTTACAATGCTCCGGGAAGAAGATGGAGTGCGCCAGCTCTTGTCAGTGCTCCAGGAACCCAAGTCCTCCATGGGGGGCATGGCCGCGAAAGACGAAGCTGTAGTCGCTGTCTACAGGAATGGCATTGAAATTTAGGAGATCCACAGATGCACCCCGAAAATTTTACTTCCGCTTTCCTCCGTGGGGCGAGTTTTATCGCCGAAGGCACTTTTACCGTAGAGAACCTCACCCGTGGAGGCATTTCCGTCGTCCGCAACCGGGTAGTTGACCAAGGCCTCGACTTCATCGTCGCAGTCGTACTCGGTACTACTTCAAAGGCAGCGAACTTCTACCTCGCGCCGTTCGCCGGAAACGTCACTCCCTCCGCCGGGTGGACGGCGGATAATTTCAGTGCTTCAGCAACTGAATTCACGAACTACACCGAAAGTACTCGCCAGAAGTTCGAGCCGGGTACCGTGGCCGATGGGAAGATCAGCAACTTGAACGATCGAGCTGAGATCACCATCGGAAGCGGGAACCAGGAGACTATCCAAGGCATAGGGATCCTGACGTCGTCAACCAAAGAGGGGCAGTCGGGGGTCCTCCTCTCGGCTGCCAGACTCCCGACTGCAAGGGATAATCTGGTTGAAGGAGATGTCATCGCGATCGGATACTCTTTCGAAGTTTCGAACAAGCTGTAAACCCCGCTGCCATGAGGTACGTCGGACCAGTCAGGTTTCGGTATTTCGGGAATGTTCAGACCGCCCAAACTTATGAACCGGCAGCCCGGGCCCTTATAGGAAGTCTGCTATCCGGTAGTTCAGTCCCGTTTTCGACCCGCTCCGTGATCTTTGGGAGCGGGGTTGAGATTGTGGCCACGGTAATCAGCCAGCCAGAAGGGTCGGACAGGGACCGGATAGAATCCCCCATAGCAGCAGCGATGAGGGGGCGGTACATAGTCACAGCCCAGATATATGCCCCGAGGATGGAACTCCTCCATCCAGAAGGGCTTCCAAGAATCTACCAATACCAGTTCACATACGCTGGCCCCGTGGGAGAGCCTCGATCCCCCGAACTGGTTTCGGGAGAGGGTAAACAGATGTACGGGGGGTCTGTTGTAGGGGCCATCTTTGTCATATGGGAAAACAGGGTCGATTACGCATCCTTCCCCCTTGTATCGAATTTGAAAAAACCTCCCCAGGGAGAACCGGATAAATGGCCTTACGTTGAAAAGCCATTAAGTACTCAGGAAGGACTTAACGAATGGCTTTCCCATCTAATCTTCCCCAGATATGAAATAGGCCTGGCATCATCAGAGACATTGAAATTGCCCAGGGAACGCGACTTAGTGTTCTCAGCATGGATGCCAAAAGGAGAACGGCATTATTTAAGCCAGGCGTATACCCCCACCTCAATGACTTTGTTAGGGGCAGTACAGTCATCCCCGGGGGGAGTCAGCCTCAGCTACAGGAGAGGGGTTGCGCCGACAGATGTAGGCTACGAAACCTCATTGTCCAAGTCCAAAACGCCGAGTACCCAGGAACCCGAAGTCCTGGAGATGTCCCCGAATCCCACAGAGGATTCCGCGCCCGATACTGATTGGTATTCTTCTTATGGGGTCCACCGAGTTGAGTATGGGGAGGGGGAAGTGGAATTCGGAGTTATGGTGGATGCTTCCCAAAGAGTGCATGTCTGGCCTCTTGAAGCTGCTGGGACAGGGGTCCCAGATCCAGAATACGAAGGCCAGTCCATAAAAACGAATGTGGCGGAAGAGTTTGCATTCTCCCAGCAGCTGGTTTTCCCTCCTGAAGTCGACTTCACTCCTATATCTTATAGGGACCTCTATCATGAGGTTTTGCAGGGGGAAGGGGCTTTCGTGGATGGCCCACTGCGAGATTCCACTCGATATATATGGGCTCCTTCTCCAGACGGGAGTGAGTATTCGGCCATCGTCGAGGTTTTACACCCGCAAAAAGAGTTGAAGCTGCAACTTTTGGCGGGCGACCGGATCGAGCCTCTGGACCCTTACTACCTGGACGAGGAGAAAGAATACCGGATCTCCTCTCCGCAAACGGCAGTATTTTCTATAGGAATCTCCAAAACAGGCTCGGGGATGGGGGACTTCGAGGTTGAAGTCTCTCCTGTGGAACTTCAGGAGGCTCCCCCAGCAATGACCCCATTCAAGGTGGGGTATGCCCAGGCAGGAGCCTTCCCGGGAGTAGGGGAGGGGGAGCGCCTGACGGCATGTTTCGAAGTCCGGCGGGTTAGCGAGGCCATCGATGATTGGGGGTTGTTCCGGAACTTGACGGAGGGGATACCTCCTATGGGGCAGCCTCTGCCACTCCAGATGGAGTTCATGAATTTCAACGCCAGCGATACGCCAGGGCTGCCCGCCCCCCTTACTGCTTATATGACTTACCGAGATAACTTCGCGTACATGAATCCGGTAGTCCCAAGGATTGCGAGGCAAGATTGGCCTTTCGTGACGCTTGAACCGATTATAGATTCGGGCAATGTCCTAGTTGACATCGACTCCAAATACTCGAATTCTTTTGTACTCGAAGGCCG